GGTTCGCCTTTCTTGCCCGACAAAGTTTTTTTGGCTGACGCTTTAACTTTCTTTTGCGTCTTCACCTTTGCCTGATCGAACTGCATAGCCTTGTACAATGCCGTAATCATTCGATGGTCGTGAACTTCATTAAATTCTTCTGATGTCACACCTAACGATTGTGTTGCGTACTCACCTATTGAGTAATACAAATCGTTGTTCCAATTAGGGATTGTAGATTTAAGAACAGTCAAACTTTCTTTCGCATTCTCACGCGACATCGCCTGCTGTTGTTCTTGACTGCGCTTTTGATGCTCGTCAGCTTGTGACTTTATAAAGTTATACGTCTGCTGAGTCTGCTCAAAAACAGCTTTGGCCTGTTTATATTGATCAGGATTTTGTACAGCCGCTTGCTCCCAATCCACGTTGTCAAAACGTGATAAGTCAGCACCGGATGCAGTAAGAAGGGCGTTAAGTGTAGATTCGTAATTTGCAGTTTGTTCTTCTGCGGCCTTACGCTGTTCAGACACTGCCTGCGTCTTCTTTGTGTAATCAGATTGTCTAAGATAACCAAGTTTAATCTCTTCAATCGACACGCTTTCGCCATCGATTTCGATATTACCTTCGGTTATATATTCAGGTGCGCTTTCAGATTCATCTTCAGATTCTTCGGTTGGGTCTTCGACCTCTTCTGATTCTTCTAACTCTTCTTCAACTTCCTGCGACTCTTCGATTACTTCGTCAGTGATCTCATCGACCACGTCTTGCTCTTCATTAGGCTTTTTAGGGGTGTCCTGGTTGGATTCCAAAACGGCCATCAGTCGCGCATTAATATCTTCTTTATCGATGGTCTGGGAGTCCGTTGCGGTTTGCTCTTCTGACATCAAATTTCTCCAATTATACTCGTTTACTCAACGTGTTGTTGTGTCTTCAATTCATAGTTGTTAATCAGCCCAGCAAATTGCTGAACAAACATTTGTCCCGCCTTAAACATCGAATACAGTCTTTCGCGCTCTGCATTGTCCTCTGGCGGTGATGCAAGGATTTGATCCATGATATTTGCATTCATCATTTCAAAAGCCCTGTTAAAAACATCGCTGTGCAACATTTCTTTTGAGGCTTCTGCTATCGTAGCGAGTTCGCCTATATCTTCTTCATTCATCAGTTTTAGACTCCACGTCAGTGGTTGGTACTAATTTAATGGTCTTACCCCGCATCCGTCCTTGTGGGCGAGGCATGGCCGTTTCCTTATCAAGTTTTCCGTCACGATAAGCCTGGTACTCATTAAACGCCTGCTTGCGCGTTTTCTTCTTAGCGTATTTTTTGTCGTTAGCTTTTTTTATAAAAGCATCAAACTGACCCGTATCATCAATCATCATCCAATACTCACGTTGCGTTTTTGTTCAGCTTCAAGCTGTAGTTCTGCCTCTGACATTTCCATATCGTGGGTCTGCTTCTCAACATCCAGCATCAACCGGCTCTCTGTTTCTTCCTGGTTGTGCTGCATATTCTCCATCTCGATAAGCATCTTGTTCTGCTCTTTCAACACATCAAGTTCTAATTGACCTTCTAGAACGGCAACCTGTCTTGCGGTCATACCCGCGTTAAACTTCTCAACTTCTGACTGCTTGGCTGCGGCCTCTTCCTGTTGCTGTTGCATCTGCTGTTGCTGTTGCTGGAACTCAGGGCTGTTTGGATCGAACAGGTACATAGCGCCAGACTTTATGTTCAGCAACTCATACGCACGACTCAGCAAAGCGTGACGCTGTGGTGCGTTGTACATACCGCTTACGTTGGGGTCGTTCGGGTTCATCGTTAACTGCTGATCAAGTGACAACAGTATCTGCGCTTCTTGTGCCTGCTCGTCAGGCGTTAGGGCCACAGCGACAGACATCTCTGTGCGGTCGCCTAAGAACTGAGGATTAACAGGCACAAACTGCCCATCAAGCTGTACGGCTTTTTCTCCCTCATACTCGACAGCCAACTTGTAAATGTCGTGCATCAGTGGCTTTAAAAAATTCTCAGCCAAGTTACGCGCCATCACCATAATTCTACGGTTACTGGCGTTCATAAACTGAGTGATCAGGTCAGAACTGTTCTGCTTACTAACAACAGTGCTGTCCATGCCTCGCGCCATACGACTCATCCCGCTACGCGCTTCCTTCTCAGTTTCAAGGCTCTCAATCGCCTGGAAAACAGTGCCTGATAGATTCGGCATCGGCAGTGGACGAACCACGTTCTCTGGATTCGGTGAGTTAACATCAATAATCGCCCCCACCTTATTATCCAATAAATCTCTGGGGTTCTTAACCAGTGAGAGGTTAGCTATAAACCGCGATGTGTTGGTCATAAATGTGTGATCGACCACGCCGCGCTTTAAACTGCTCTGCGTTTTCTGGATATCAAATAAAACATCCGCAAGGCTCATACCGTGGAAGCGGTGAGGTAAAGGGAACGGGGTAAAGTACCTAAACGGTTTCTCAGATACGATCTCTTTATCGAGTAGCACGTTGCGGCTGTGCAACACTTTCAAATAAACGCACTTCTTTAAATCATCGCGGTACTTCTTGATATAGCTTTCATAAATTGTAACGTGCTGGCGGTCGTGATCAGCATCAGAGTGATCGTCCTTTCGGAAGCCATCAACTGAGTCTCGTCCAAGCCCACCGTCTTCAAACAGATCGTGATCCTCGTCCAACTTAGCAACGATATCAGGATCAAACCCTTCAGATAGCAACTCGCCTCGTGTGCGACTTGTGCGGTGCGAACAGAAATCAGCATCTTCTTCATTTGTAGCACGGGGTGATATCAGAAAATCTTCTGGCGGTATTGGTTCAATGCAAATTTTCGACTTGTCGATCTTTCTGGCTATCTCGCCAGAGTACATTACCTGTGATGACTCGATAAGCTGGCCTGTTTGCGCGTCCTGAACCTGAACAGCCTGTGCCTCTTCAGCGATCTCTAAGATTGTCACGTCCTGGTCTTGCATCAGCATGTTGAAGGACGGCTCGTCTAAGCCCTCAAAGGTTTCCTCTTCATACTCGTAGAGGTTTTTATAGTACCGCTTCACAATCCCGGTCTTCGCCACCAGAGCATCGTGAATAACATCGTGCAGAATCTTTGTCCCATTGTTCTCACGATAAAAAATGTAGTTGGTAAGCGCCGTTGCCATCTTGGCAGGCAGAAAGTCCTCTGCGGTTTGCGGGTCGAACCGGCACACGTTGCGGTCAGCCGTCATACATTCAAGAAGCATCGCCTTAACAGACTCAACTCCGTCAAAAACGTCCATGCTCACATGCTGCGATCTGCCAGCGCGTTCATTACCCAGCGGCTGACCGTAGTAGTATCGATAGCCCTTATCCCGCTGATGGCCGATCTCGCTCTCAGCGTAAGAATCAGCCGAATCAATGTTATTCTCTAGCGATGCGAGTAACTCGTCATCATTTATGTCAGAAACTATATTCATTTTGCTTGTATCCCGAATGTCCATTAGTCAAATGCTCACGCTCTACCTGGTTCTGCCCGAATCGCGTTACGCTTATCGCGGCGTACCGCGTAGCGTCCATCAAATCGTCAAATTCTTTATGTATCTTCCCCTTCTTCCGGTGATACCGGCGAAACTCTTCGAACCACGGAACCAGGTTACTAAACACTCGTAACCGCCCCGTTCTAAACCGTTCTAACATCTCCATCAGCCCAGGCTCAACGTAGTTTGTCCCGTCAGGGTTGCTAAACTTCCCGATCATCAACACCCCCGACTCAAGATACATCTCTGCTAGGGTCTTACCGCTACCCTTCTCCGTGTTATCGCCGTCATGGGGGTATATGCAGGGGATAGTCTTGCCTCTTGACTTGATAGCGGTGGAGTGTACCGCTGGAATCTCACCCTCTTTCTTATATGCGTCATAAACGTATATGACATCTGAGTCAGGATCGTAGGCCGTCCACACACAGGTGGTGGGGTGCGTGATTCCAAAGTCCACCGCGCATAGTTTCTTGTAGTGAGGGGGTATCTCAAACGGATCGCACTTTAAAGCTTCTTCGGATATGGGGAAAACCATGCCCTCCCCCAGAACGGGTATGCCCTTTGAGCGCATATCGCGCTGGTACTCAGGGATCGCCGCTAAAAGCTGGGTCTTTGTTTCTTCGGTGATGTGCGGCGCATCGTCCCACGTCACATTCTGCAGGTACTGGCCCTTGTTCGGGTTGTCCATGAACTGACTCACCAGTTCAGTCATCCCGTTTTCCGGTGTTAAAGTACCGACAAGGTAGCCGCCCTTTCCATCATTACCTGTCGCTGTTCGCGTTAGACACTGAGGGTATATTGTGGGGTCGGTCGGCTCCTCATCGATCCAAATGTAGTCCTGCGAACTACCCATCAGGACGTGTTGCCCTTGAGTGTAGGACTTAAAACTTACGAGCGATGTGTTACCAGCCTTATGGCGTACCGCGACATCCCTTGGTAGCCGTGGCGTACCCATCGCCGGGGTTACTTGGTAGATAAGCCTTTGAGGTATGAGGCCAGAGCCGTCAAATTTCCCTTCGCCAAGGTACATACCCATCAATTCTTTAACGATCACGTCACGCAACTGCTCACCGGACACACCCAAGCACCATATCTTAGTCGGCCTAGTGAACCTGATTCCTTCCCACCAATCTGGATATAAGCCTGTGAGGTGAAAAGCTACTTCTGCTGCCTGACTAGCCGTTTTGCCTACGCGGTTTGCCGCCATAAGCATTCTTTGTTTATTTTCAGTGCCAGCATCGTAAAAATGCTTTTGCCATTCGTATGGCTCCCAATACGAGAGACGGTTTTGCGCTTTGTGCAGTTTTACCACACGGATGGCTTCCGCTATTTTGAGCGCCTTATTTTTTGCGGCCTCATTTTTTAGCGGATCGGCTTTTTTGCGAACCGATTTTTTTGAAGTCGTTTCTGTCACAAAGGCCGCCCTATGTGTAACGAGATATGTGGGGGCGTAGCGCCCCACAGAGGTACTTCGATTTTGCGAAGAGCATCTGAAAACCACCCCAGGTGGGCCCTTTCAGACCTCAAATGCTCCAAGAATTGCTCCAGATAGGTGTAAGCCATTGATTTACAACGATATATTCCCAATAATGAATAGGAGCGATCAAAGCGATGAGGGATCAACGCCTGCGTCCTTCAAAGCCTGGAGGGCTTCATCGATATCGTGAGTAACAGTGACATCGGCGTTCACGTTAGCGTCTACTTCTGTCTTATCCCGCCAGCCGCCTCGATTCTTTAGAAAGAATATTTGCGCCGAGGTCGAAGGTTTTTCCCCGGTTGCGCCTTCAAACAGAGCGTTGGTGACTGCAGCCACCCCAGCCTGCTTGCCCGCCTTTAATGTACGGTCAAACTGCTCATCGTCACGCTTGCGCCTGGTGACTGTTGAGGCTGATATCCCCAGGCTTGCGGCTATCTGTTCTTCTGAAAGCCCTATCTTTGCTAGGTTGTACAGCTTTTCGTAATCTATCTCTTTGGTGTTCGCCACGCCTTTGACCTTTGTTAGATAACAACTGAGCCGCATTATATCTTATATGCAACTGCTGGTTGAGTATCCCCTGCATGGTTGACCAAGGGGGATGACGATATAGGCTGCATGGGTTCGCAAATCAGGCTGCAACCCGCATAGGCTCTCACTTCTTAGCTTAACCTGCACAGGCACACAGGTTCTAAAATAACAACCTGTGCGGCT